ATCATGAACAACGTCAGCCAAAGCGCTGATCGCAGGTGCAATCAGTTCAAGCTCTCTCACGCGGGCTTCTAGCTCAGAGATGCGCTTGTCTTTTTCAGCTGTCGCCTCACGGAATTGCAGCTCCAAAGCTTGACGGGCTTCTCCATACTTGCCCTGCTGCTCTAGGTCTGCTTGAACCGCTTTTTGCTTGAAGTCCAGTAATTCTTGAACGTCAACGCCATCGGGGATGGTTTTGTAGGCCTTTAGCTTTCCAATCAGCTCGTGGTTTTTGCGCTCTAGCCCTTCAACACTGCTTTTCAGTGAATCGAGTTCGGCGTTGTTTTGAAGCTCAGAAGGCGTAGCCTCCTGAATTTGCTCTTCAGACATGAATTACCCGTAGGGCTAATTACTTTACTACTTTACTTTTTCTTGCTCCCCTTCTTCTTGCCCATTGGCTTTTGAGGTTTTTTAGGGCCGTAGTGCTTCCCTGGCATCAGTCTTGCTCCTTAGCTGCCGTTTTCTTGTCGATTTTACTCTTGGCGGGCTTCTTAGAGGAGCTTGCCTCTGGTGCTGCCTTTCCCTGAACCGCAAGTTTGAATTTACTGTGCAGATTTGACATTGGGATAACGACGGCGTAACTGATCCAAGGTTAACTCTGACCCGTCTGCAGAAACGAATTTCCTGATCGCTTGAGTTGGGCCATACTTCTCAACCAGACTTTCAAAATACGGAACTTTTGAAGCGCCCAACACGTCATCCTTTACAGCCTTGGGTTGAAGCTCAAGCCATTGGCCATAGGTTTGGGTGTCTGGGACAGTGCCGCCCCTTACACCTCTTGATGGGCCAAGGGTAGTGCCTGGACGTCTTTGCGAATTTGATGGTGGCGGATCAAAGCCCAAGCCTTCATAATCAACAATCGGCACAGTCGTTGATCTACAATTGAAGTGTTGCGGCGGAACTGGTCCTTCGCCATAAAAGAATTCTTGGCCATCTAGCGACCGGCAAATAGCCGAAGTTCTGCTATCCAACGTGGCCACATACTTGTATTTCTTGGTCACGTCTTGATTGGCTTCGTAGACTTGCTGGCTTGAAGCATTGGCTACCTGGTTGATGCTTGTACGGACCAAAGCATTGACTTGATGATTAGCGACGGCTGTCAATTCACCGCCAGCTTGAGCTAATTGTCTTACAGACAAGGGGCCAAGATCTCCAAACTGCAAACGACCCTTTAAGCGACGCGCCAGTTTGTCCGTTGATTCGCCGGTCAGCAAGCCATTCCGAACAGTCTTGGCAAAAAGGTCAGCCTGAGATTCAGCCAAGCCCCGAAACGATTTGTTCAGCACTTTGCCGTTAGGTAGCGTGATGACAGAGCCTTGCGTTGCCGTTAGCTGAAACGTTGCAGGTGCTCCAGTTACCGCAGCTTGGAGGTCGTCACTTAGCGCAACAACGTTTAAGGCCGTTGGGTCAATAGTTGCTACCGCTTGGGCAAACTGCGGGCTGATCTGCACGCTTCTGATCTGATTCGCTAGTTCAGCTGGTAATGCCTTGGCCAACTCACTGGTTACAAATTCGCTTTGCAGTACAGCTAGCCCTTGTAGCTCTTCAACAGCAAACAACGTGCTGGTTTCTGCCCAGCTATCAAGTGACCCTTTCAGTTGCGCGAGAATGGCCCGAAGCCGTGCAGCTTTGACAGGCGCTGCAAGCTCATCAATCCCACGTAGCTGATTAACAGCATCCAGAATAAGATCGTTGTATGTAATGGCAATTCGCTTTGCCACACTGTTGCTAAAGCGGTTGAGATCGATGGCATTTCGATACAGCTCCGCTGGCGTTGTCATGATTGCTTGATCCCTACGGCCTCGGGAGGTGCGCCGCAAATGATCGAGACATCTGCGCCACCTCTTAGAGCTTCCCCCACAAGCTGACCAAACTCAGGAATAGCGTCTTCATCGTCTTCTCTTAACTGTGATTCAACCACTCCGATTGGCATTCCCTTTTCATGCCAAGTTACGCGGATGACAGCAAACAAGTCACCCTCTAGTGGTGTCTGCGCGTAGTAGAGAACCTGATGCCTTGATTCAGGCTCGGGCTCTGGCTGCCTCTGTGCGGGTCTGTTCCAAAACATCAGTCAGGGATTTCAGGTTGATCTTCGGACTCGGCTGATTCTTCAGGCACTGCCGGACTAACCGGTGATGTTGGCTGATTCATCTCAATCAAGCCGCCAGCCTGTGTAGCTTCCAGCTCTTCTTCAACGTCGAATTCATCACCCAAGACCTCTCCAGCTTCTAATTGATTTAACAGCGTCTCTTGAGTAATGGTGCCTGCCGTGTAGAGCTGTAACAGTGATTGAATCTCTGCTGGCTCCAGACGCGCAGCCAAGAAATCACGATTGACGAAGCTGCTGCCAGCTTGTGGCTCTTGCAGATATTCCGCATGAAACCGCAGGCAGTTGTCGATCATGTCCTGCATTTGCTGGGCGATGACCATCATTGTGGAATCGCCCTGACTGCGGTCAATACGCTTGGCCTCAGCTGTTTCTGCCGATAGCTTTTGACCCAGAACAGCGGCAAGGCCTAGCTCGTTGATCTGCATCGCGATCTGCTCAAGCCGTTGGAATTGTGCGTCGTAGCTTCTACCGCTTGGCTCGATATATTCAGCGCGGCCTTCGGCTGGGAATGCAATCGCTTCCCCAGGTCCGGCACTTACCTCTTCCGAAGATTGCGGGAACCCGTAGAACGCAAGTAGGGGAACGGCACTCAGGTGCAGCTGATTGTCAAGATCAGACTGGACTTGATATGCCTTGAGGTTTAGCTCTGCAATGTCGGCCATTGGTGGCCGCGACTCCATCACGTTGACGCGGTTGGAATAAGCAACGGAGAACGGGATCTCATCAAGGCTGGTTATGCCTTCATCAATGACGCGAAAATCACCTTTGTCATCTTTCTGATGAATCTCAAATGCGCCTGGAGTTAAGACGCGAACTTGCTCAACTTCTTTTTCGCCGTAGTCACCATCGGGAACCAGGATTTTTTCCATCAAGCGGAGCTGAGTCAGTCTCTGTTCTCCGTCGACTAATTCCTGCCTGAACCCGAGGATGTCCCGAGGCGTATAAATTGCCCAATAGGGCCGCCCGTTGGATCCGGCTTGAGGAGCGTCAACAAGAACACCAACATGACCATACCTGATACACTTTCTGGCCGTGTCATAAGTCCAGACATTGAGGTCATTGCCCTGGAGGTCAACATCAAAAAGCTGCTCTGTGATCAGATCGCTTACGTCTGTTAACCTGACGGGCTTACGGGTCAGCATTCCTGCCAACATCCGCTCAAGCCTGACGAAGAAAGGACTGAGGGTTGAACGAGAGAGCCTATTATCGTAAGACTCGTCCATCTCCCTCGGTTCTTGCGGCAGATATTTTCGGTGCTTCTTTCTAATGCCGTAGGTGCCCTGCAAAAGCGCCTCTATCAACACCCAATGCGGCTCCTGGTTTACCCAGGCAATGTTTGGATCGTTGACACGAATAACGCTGCCAACCCGCTGCCTGCCGCCCGTTAAACCTGAATACATGCTAAAACCCCACCCAATGTCCCAATATTAATCGAAGAGACTATGTACCACCACGCAGTGACCCTTTGCGCAACCGGCTTCGGCGCTCACGTTCTAGCTCCTTGATCTGCATGCGGCCAACATTTGATTTTTGTTTGCCCCCATAGTCAAACCGTGATGCATTGCTTGCACGTGCGCTGCCATATTTCCTAAGTGTTCCTTTGCTGATCTGTTTCTGTTCGAATCTTCGGTTAAACCCTTCTTGACGCTGGCCACTCTTTTTATCCGCTCGTGCGAATGTCATGCGGTCTTTTAGAGGTGCACTCTTGATAGAAGCAGCAGCAAGATTCGATTTTTGAAGCGTGCCTTCTGCCCGTTCTTTTGCTCGTGTGCGGCTGCGCTTATTCTGCGTGGCCTGGGCACTACGTACTTTTGTCGGTGCTTTTCCAGCGCTCCCACCCCCACCAGTGCCAGAGAATCGACCGCGACTGTCGCGGCGGTATCTGCGTAACTTAGCCATGGCTATTTACCTCTACGAGGTGCATTGACATTGCTCATCTGCCCCGATGGTAGCGGGAACTTGCGATCTAAGGATTCGTATGCTTTGGCTCGCAGCCTGTTTCTCCTTGTTGCAGCCGCTGTAAAATTCTTGCCCGTTTTTAGCCATGCCTTTCGATTGGCAGCAGTTGGATTGGACTTGTTGGTTTGAAAGGCCTTACTCATCTTGGCCCCTGCAGCATCAAAGCGCCGGTCTGCAGAGCGGGTGACACGGTTGACGATTTTGGTGCGACGCTCCGAAGTCAATTTGTTCACAGTATCGTGCCTTCGAGCGCTGGCCACCATTGACCGATCAGAGCCTTTGTACGCTTTCAGGCTGCCGCCTGTGCTAGCAAAACGACCGTTTGAATCTCTCACATATCGACGAGCCATGATTATTTGCCTCCACGGCGTGCACCCTTCCGGGCAAAGCTTTGGCGTTCTTTCTCCATTCTACGCTGTTTGACTTTGCTCTTGTTGGCATCCTTTTTGAACATAGATGCAGCCCGCCCGACATATTTCGTCTCGGCTGAATTGCTTGTTCGCCGTCGCACGGTTGTGGCTGAACTACGGCCAGCCCTTGATGACATCTGCCCTCCTGCTTTCTCACCACCTTTGAGGGTCTTGACCATTGCAGCATCTGATCTCGCTGATTTGCCCGAGGCGCTGGCCTTCCTTCCGGACTTAAACGCTCCGCTGGTTTTGCCCCCTCCGCCAGAGAAACGACCTATTTTGTCGCGGGTGTATCGACGGGCCATAGTGCTGAATTAAATCATCAGTACAGTCTAATGCCTGTACCTCGGCCAGCACGTGCGTAGAGAGGATTAAACTCGCGCCACACCAGGTATCCCAGGCCGTCATTCATGTGGTCATATCCGGAGTCTTTATCCGGATCGCCTTTTTCCGTGTAGGACTGAAGCTCTAGGCATTCAATCGTGCGCTTGCAGTTGGCTGCAATCTGCAGCCTTATTTCTCCTTTCCCATTCTCCAACAAAGCCTGAAGAGCAGCCACCCGATCACGGATGGGAGGATTTGACCTAGGCGATTGATTGGTGAATCCGTATCCCTCCAGGATCTGTATGTCAGTCTGGCTGGCATTCGTGCTGCGGTTACCGCCTGATGCATCTGGGTAGGCATAAATGCGACGGTCGGGAAAACGTCTTCGTATTTCTTGAGCCAATGCATCCGTGTCATGCGCACCTGCCACCTCGTCGATGACTAACAATTGATTGCCAAGGCGCACAGCGATAATGGCAGACATGTTTTGGATGTTGAAATCAACCCCCACGCGTAGAGGCTCGTCTTCAACATTGGGGATTTCTGCAATAACGTGTTTCGCTCGGTCGAAGCGATCGTAGACCTGCCCTGTGGCAAGATTGACAAATTGCCCATCAAGGTAGGCCTTGATCAATCTTTCCGGGTAATTAGCCAAAAGAGAATCAATGAAGCCATCCGGCAAGTAAGGGTTGTCAGCAGTGCGAGCACGGATTAAACGTTTATCCGGTGCCGGGTTGCGCTCAAACGTTTCCCACGCCCAGCCAAAACCTTCTGGTGTGGTCGCTATGTAGAACTGCTGCATGTTACCTGATCTCAATCGAGCCAATGCCATGCGGGACGCCTGCTCTGCCGTGCGCTTATTGGTGGTGTCACACTCGTCAAATCCTACGGCACAAAGGTTCTGTCCTCGAATTCGGTTCCATGTCTCCATAGTTCTGAGCAGGATAGTGTGATCACCTTCTTTGAATCTGAGCACATATTCTGGCAAAGGTGACACTCTGAAGGTATAGGGCAGACCGATCGCTTCGAGCATGTCGTCCATAGATCGGACTAAGATGTCCCGTAGCATTGGGGCAACCGGCTCGAATAGAGCCGACACAAAACCAACATTTGAAGCCGCAATATTGATAGCCTTGGCACAGAGACCATATGTCTTGCCAGCACCAAATCCTGAGACAAGGCCCAGAATCCTGTGTTCTTGGTCTTCACAGAATGCAGCTTGATGTGGCAGGAGTGTGGAATTGAGGCGATCCAGCACTTCGCTAGCCGACATACCACCGCATTCCGAATTAGCCAGAATTAAGCCTTTGGGGGCTGCGTCTAAAATGCTCGGCATTTGACAGAATATCCCATCCCAGGTTAGCTTGTGCGTCAAGGCTAATGACCATTGACCGAAATCAGCAATTTTGTAAAGACTGCGGCGAGATATCCACTGCTGACCCAGACACAAGAAATTGAGCTAGGGCGACGGATCCAAGCCTGGTTGCAGCATCCGGACCCACCCCCCGCAATAATCCGATCAGGCCGCAGGGCTCGAGATCAGTTTGTGTGCAGCAATTTGCGCCTCGTCATATCAGTTGCCAAGAGATACTCGTCAAGGCTGAAGAGCACTAGCCTCACTTTTCAAGATCTGCTCCAAGAAGGAACTTTGGGTTTGCAACGCGCAGCTGAAAAATACGATCCTGAATGCGGATACAAGATGTCAACTTATGCGTACTGGTGGATCAGGCAAGCAATATCCCGCAGCCTTGACATGAAGTCGTTGATGATACACATTCCCTGCGAAGCAAAACGCAAACTTCGGGCCTATGCGAAAGCATCTCAGGAAGGCGGCAGTCAAGCAGCAATACTCGAAAGAGCCGATCTTAAGCAACGCGATCTAGAGACCATCCAACAAGCAGCCATGTGCCGGAATGTTGGCGCATTAGACGATTTGGACATGCACGCTCAATGCTGACATATTGACGTTTTGTGAAATTGCATGTTATGATATGAATATAGAGGGCAACGAGCCCTCCTTCTTCACACCATGCCCCGCACTTATACAGAGCAAGCACTCCACATCGTAGATAGCCTTCGGAAGATTGCAAAGCGTGACCACACCGTTTGCCGCAGCCGTGGATTCTCATTCCATGAAAACGGACATATCTACTTGGACGAAGACCGGATCGGGCATGCTGCAGCAGTGCAAAGCTTGGCTGCAGTAATGGAGAAAGAAGAACTGGCGATAGAAGAAGCCAAAAAACCCACTACAACCGCCAAAAAGAGCAAAACCAAAGGGCCAATGACTTGGGACAGCCTGAATGAAAATACCAAAGCGTATTTTTTCCAGTTAGCCGCTATCATCGGCGATGATGTAGACGTCATAGTAAAAATCGGTCTCAAAAATGCGCCTAGACTGAGCAATCTTAAGAGAGTGGGCTTAATTGCCAAGACGAAAAACAGTTACCACCAAGGACTAGAGATTACAGAAGCAGGCCGGGTGCTTCGCGATGCCTGACGTTCGCTGGTCCACTTCGCCACAAATCAACGTGGAGGCCGCCAGGCAGGCGGCCAAAAAATCCAAGGATGGCCGCGGCCTAACGGCTCTTGAGCGTGCCTTTTATGAATCCTACAACAAGAAGCCCAGGAAATGACCTGAGTGTTAAGCATTGACGAAATGCGCTATTCCGTGATATAGTAGAATCAAGGAGGCAAAGAGCTTCCACTGAACGGATCGAATGACAAGCACCGAACTCCGCGCCAAGCTTGAAGCCAATCTTGCTGATATGGCTCAAATTTTGAAAGATTTCGATTCAATGCCCAAGGGCTCGATCGATGAAGAAGACGACTGCGACATCCTGGGTCTGCTTACCGATCTGGAATGCCTCAGCAGAGGCAACATCGATGAACAAATGCATGACGTAATTTACGAATCATTTGCCAATAGCCCACAAGTTACACAGATTTCATGAAATAATTGGCAAGGAGTGATATCTCATGCTACAATAAAATCAAGGAGGCAGAGAGCTTCCACCGAGCAAATCAAATGACAACCGCAACCCACACGCTCACAGACGGCCTCAACAATTTCATTTTTGAAGTATCCACCGACATTTGCTTGATCAAGTTTGTCAACTGCTTCGGTGCTATCACCGAGACTATGGAATTCACAGTAGAAGAAGGCCGCAAGCAATGGAAGCTTGCTCTTGCTTGTGGCAACAAGCGTGGCTACAGCCTGCCCCGTCGTCCTGAGCCTTCGCTGTTTGCTATTAAGAAGGGTGAAAAGCCCCTACACGCAGCTTGATCATCCAGGCCTTCGGGGCTCTAGGCCCTGCCTGGCCCTAGATGCGTCCTCCTCGGCTTCCCAGAGCCTGCGGAGGACAGCCTCTTTTCCCTCTACTAGGTGCATGCTGCTCACCCAGGCACGCTTGGTCTTATATGTGACCCAGATGCCCTCTTCTTCTTGCATCATGCGAAGATTCCTGTGAGTTTGGCCAGTGTGTTGATGGCACTAAGTGCCACCCCGTGGTTGTCTGATTCAAAGGCTGCACGCTGAACCGCCTTAGTCGACTCGATCAGCTCAGCCAGCATCGCAGTTCTGTCTACACCCTCACAGCCTTCCACCAAGACAAGCGCGGCAGCGTGGACCTTGCCCATGCCGCTGCTGAAAGATATGCCTTCATCCTTGGCGATCTCAGTGCCAATCTGAACGCGGCTATACCCTGCCCTGAGCTTGGAAAGAATAATGCTTTGGTCCATGCCACGATTTTAGCCAATAGATAGTTGTACCGCCCGTACCCGGTTCTTTCTCGCGTGTGGTCTACGGTTTTTTTTTATAATTAACCTTAAAAAAAAGAGGGTGGTACATACCGGTACGCAACAGGGAACGGGGCTTTCATGCGGTGCAGCATAGGTACAGACCCAACACCCAACCCCGGTTAGATTCATGAGTCTCGGTCTAAGATCTGCCAGTCAGTCTCAGATAACCCCCTGTCCCATACGGTACACTGACACCAGAACCTATACGAACCACGCCTCCGGCGTTCCTTCCAACCAATCTGAAGCAATGACGATTTGATGTGCTTGTCTGCTATCGCAGCAGGCACAAGCTCCCACTTCATGACTCTACTTTTTAGGGTCGATTTCCTCACAAAACCACGGCTGAATTCATTGCGGAGCAGCTTCTGCAGCGGCTCAACGAGAATCGACTCCTGACTGTATTCGAGATTGTTCTCAGCGCTTTCTTCTTCCAGAGCATCGGACAAATAGGGCAGTTCGCCACGCTGCCAGAGCAGCGCAGCTGTGCGCCAAATCGCATCGCGCTGACGAATCAGACTGTCGCGGTCGAGCTTCTTACGCATTGGAATGACCCAATATCTGCGCTCACCTGTGCTGTCGTTCAAAAAATCGTCGCGATTGCAGCTACCAACCAGGATCGATGGACGCCTAAATTTCTCAGTTACGCGGCCAAACGGCGGCCTAAAAATGTCAGTCTGCGTAGTTGCAAAATTCTTTAATTTGGCAGACTGCTTGACCGATGTGATGCCGTCAATCTCGCCGAGCTCAATGCCCCACGAGTCGTGAAGGCCGATATAAGAATCTTTGTCTCCAAGCTCTGCACAAAAGACTTTGAACCAATCGCCGAACAGCAGATTCCAGAAGGTGGTCTTGCCCAGTCCCTGTCCACCATGCAATACACATATGTAGTCCATCTTGCAGCCAGGGTCCATAGCCCGCTGCACTGCGCCAATTAGGCAGCGTTTAAGCATCTCACCATACAGAGTGCCCTCAGCACCCAGGAATTCCCAAGCCAGCATGTCGCACTCGACGGTACCAATCGAATGATCCTCCAGGAGCCCAGTCAGGTAATCTTGAACCGGATGATACGCATGACGAGAGGCACCAGCGATCAAAGCCTCGGACAGCATCTGATCAGACAGCTTGTAGCCGCGATTTTGGATCATGCAAAGCAGTTCAACCCTGTTGACATCGCGCAGAGGTTCTCCGTCTAGCTCCACCTTGTACCCAAGCTGATTGAAAGCAAGACGATCGCCCAGATAGTTCACAAGCAGCGCAGACAGGGCACCAGAATCAAGCTGCATCTTGCGACCCTTAGGGTCGTGCTGATCAGGCAAGAGCTCAGCTATGCCCTCCATCTTCGTAAGAACCCGACCTGAGGCAGGAGCTGCACCAGCACGAGAGACGCTATTGCGACGGTGAGATTGGACATTAAAGGCCCAGCGATCCTCAAACCCAGCGGTAACCTGTCGCCCCTCGCGGGCGCTACGCAGTGTGGCATCAATCTCGCTACGGGTAAAGCCGGACTTGTCGGTTTTAGCGAGTGCAGTCTGTATGAGCTCATCCGCGGTACTAATAATGCGGACATCGACAGACTGGCGGCGCAAAGCCTCATCCTCAGCCGCATAAGCATCTGCCGCTAATTTGAACAGGTTGTCATTGCGGCCACCCTCACCACCACAACCGCCATCTACAAGCTTGCTGTGCTCACGCGTCAGCAACGACTGCAGATCGATCTCACGGACGACTTGAGTTACAGCAGCTAAATCACGGCGTCTGGGCAGGAACTCAATCCAGGCCTCCGGCAGCTGAGCCACAGACTTGGGGGTGCCATCCCAGGTGTAGTAAGCGCCGCTGGGATGCTCACCAGCTGCAATAAACTGCTGTGATCGCCAAAAGACTTCTAGGTTACCTTTTTTCCATTTACCAGCATCTATGGGTAAGCGGGCAGACTGCTCGTCGCTCACACAATAGATATGTTTTTGCCTAGTGCTGTCATTGCTACGTCCAATAACCCAGGTGGGCAATAGCGGTAGTCCATGCGCCTGGCAGAAATCAAACGCATCAGTCCCGTCCAAATCGATACAGACATACTTGGCCTTAGCCGTATTGATGCCAACAGACCTGACCTTATCGCCCATCTTGGCAATTTGTTGCGCTGTGTAGCCTTTCTGCTGCCAGGCTTTTTCGAGTGGAGCTTTATCTGGGCCACAAGGCACCAGGCATTCGCCTGGCATCTGCAGCAGCATCTCGGTTTTCCAGTTCATGTTAAACTTGATTTAGAAGCGACGATGTCGAGGTCGTCGTGGACAAAGAGAGTAGGGGATCTTGAGGCCTGGATAGAACCAGGCCTTTTTCATGTCCATGTCGAGTGTAGCATGGACAGGCGGTTCCGATGTTGTACCAGGCGGAACGCCTAGGTACGCAGAATGTCAAGCGCTTCATCAACCGAAGTCACGACGCCAGAAATACCGCCCAAATCACGAATGCGATTGAGAAAGGCAAGCTGATCTGGTCGTGGTTTTTCACCAGCTAGCTTTACTTCAAGCGCCACAAAAATGCCTTTGCCAGCGCGGCATTGAATGCCAATTAAGTCTGCAGACCCAGGTGGTAAGCCTGCAGTTACGAAAGCTCCATCCGCTGTCTTGAACGTGCCCACACTGTTCCTAAAAATCACGCAGTTTGGCACATTCTCCGAGATCGCAAGTCGGATCTCGTTCTGTAGCCTGGTCTCCTTTTGTACGGCCAATCATGGAAGGTTGATCAAATTGCATCTTAGCCCGTCCTGATGCTTCTGGCATCCCAAACGGCAATAGCACGCTTGCCCAAGCTCACAGTGATGTGATCTGATCGGCGTGAAATGACCTTGCCTCTCTCCATGCCGCCGCCCATTTGGATCCTGACGGCATCTCCATTTCGGATGCCGTCAAAATTACCAGGATCTTTTAGCCAACGATCTATGCTTGGCATGCCAACATCCATTGTTCCGTCATGCACTCCATCGTGGAAGCGTGGCGTTCAGCTATCTTCCAACTACGCATTTTGGCAAATTCCCTCCATGCCACGATCTGCCGATGATAGATTCGGGCTTTTTCGAGGCATTCACTGGCATCAGGCTCAAGAAGAATCATTGCGTTCTCAAGCTCTATCTCACAAAGTTTGGCACTAAGGGTGGTCTGGCGTGCGAGACCTAGGGGAGTGATACTTGGCATCAGTTAGAGAAGGAAGTAGAAACCTGCTGGGAGCGTAAGCCCGACTTTGCTGCGGGCATCTCATTGCCCATGCAGCAGATCAGGACTAGTGCAGCAATTGTGAACGATTTGAGGTAAATCATGAGATTAAAAGTACGGGTCGTTCCCGCTTGATCCCATTATAACATTTCATATCGCAAGATGTCAATGCCTATGGATGCCACGGGATGCAAGGACCCTATCCGCCCATCCGCGGGCATATCCCCTTTCTTTTGCGATCAGCTCTAATTCTTCCAGATTGCGTGCACGGCCAACCAGACGCCGTTTTTCCTTTGATATGCGCCTTTTTTCCTCTAGTAAGATGTCGGCCTCCTCGGGGATCCGACTGTCTAGCGGATGATGAAACCCGCAGTATGGACACACCCGCAGCGTTGGTCTATGAACACCAAAACAAGTCGGGCACACCCGGACTGCTACATTGGCCACTAGTCCGGCCCGCTCTTTCTTCTTCCCGCTCAAGCTCCATTCGCGCACGTCGTCGGGCATGCCATGCCGCTCGCTATTGCCAGCCGCATCCAGGATGACAGCGACATCAGCTGACGGGCGCAAGGCCCGACCAATCTGCTGTAGATGGAGGCCCAGAGATTGCGTCGGTCGGAGCAGTAACACGCAGTCACAATTTGGGACATCAAAACCTTCGGAGATTAAATCAACGCTGAGCAGGATCTTGATACGACCGGTGCGGAAATCTTCTACTACATCTTTTCTGCTCTGCTTAGCCATCTTGCCCTCGATGCAGCCAACTGCAACTCCAGCCTTTTTGAATGAATACTCGACTTCTTCCATGTGTGCCACTGACACGCAGAATCCAATCGTTTGTCGTCCGCCCGCTAGCAACTTCCAATTCTTGACAGCCGCGGCCACGACCTTGATCTCGCTCGTCCTCTCAGACAATGCTGCACGAGAAAAATCACCACCTTTACGGGTGAGGCCTTTAACGTCTGGTTGACCAGGCGGACAGAACAGCTTGTATCTAGACAAAAACCCGTCTCCGATCAAGCTGGCACTGTTAGGTCCTTCCACCATCTGCTGATATACGACGTCTAAGCCTCCACCATCCAATCGCTGCGGTGTAGCTGTGAAACCAAGCACCTTTGTGCTCTTTAAGATCTTTTCTTTCCAGGTACGGGCGCAAGAATGATGGGCTTCGTCCACGATGACTAGATCTTCACCATCCGGCACCCAGCTCTGGATAGTCTGCACGTATTTGTCTGGCACCTGATCCAGCAACTCACGTCTGTGAACCAAAATCTTGACTGTGGCTCCACTAGCCCTAGCCATTGCAGCAATCTCGCAAAAAATACGTGTCTTGCCGCCACCGGTAGGCAGAACGCAGAGCACCCGGTCATGCTCTCGGAGCCCAGCTCGTAACCGGTATAAGAGGTCCGTCTGGTAGGTTCGAAGTGGCATGCATTGACGTCTGTCGTTATCCTATGTTATCATAAGGGGGCCACGGCATCAAGCCTTGAAACCAACTCACCATCTAACCGACATTGAGTACCGGGCTCATCCGGCAGTCTCAAGATCAGCACTTACCGATTTGATGCGCAGCCCGCTGCATTACTGGGCCAAGCATGTGGATCCCAACCGCATTGAAGCTTCTATAGATAGCCCTGCCCTTAGGTTCGGCACAGCGGCGCACATGGCCGTTCTTGAAGAGCAGCGTTTCCGTGAAACCTACCATCTAGGCCCACAAGTCAGCCGCGCCACTAAAGCTTGGAAAGATGCAGCTAAAGCTTGTACCGGTACTCTTCTCCCACCGGATGAATATCAAGCTCTGATCGGAATCCAAACATCCTTGCGCAACCACCCTTCTGCGTCTAAAGCTTTATTTGCCGACGATGGCATCAACGAGGCTACATTTATCGCGAATGGCCTCAAATGTCGGGCTGATCGGGTTACCGAAAAAGGCATGCTGATCGACCTGAAGACCACTCAGGACGCAAGTGCTACAGCATTTTCTAAATCTGTCGCTAATTTCAACTATCACATTCAGGCGGCGTTTTACCTGCATGTTGTAGAGATGGCCACGGGTGAGCGCCCCAAAGGCTTTGCATTTATAGCCGTTGAGAAAGCGCCTCCTTACGCTTGCCAGGTGTTCATAGCATCAGATTCCATGCTCGCTGAAGGCCTTACGCAGGTTTACCGCATGCTGGAGATGAAAGACACACTGGAGGCAGATTACGGCACAGATCCTTGGCCGTCCTACTCGGACTCACCGGTCACACTTGACCTACCACGCTGGGCAATCAAATGAAGCAAATCATCGCAGCCCTAATCAAATTTCAACGAGAGGTCGGACCGATCCACAAAGAGTCGTCTGCGCAGTACGGCAAATATGCCGATCTGCAGACAGTCCTGACTAAAGTCAATCCCGTCCTCAATGAGAATGGTTTGTTTATCACCCAGCTTCTTGCTGGCAAAAACCTGATCACCGAAGTCCATCACACCAGTGGTGAAGCGTTGGTATCTGACTGTGAGTTGGTTCTCACAGAAGGACGCAATGCACTACACACTTGGGGTGGTGCCGTTACTTATCAACGAAGGTACGCCATCTTGTCGATCTTAGGACTGGCCACTGAGGATGATGACGGTGACAGTGCAGGGCATAAAATGGTAAAAACCAATTCCCTAAGTAATGTCGACGATTTCTTCTGAGTTTAATTCTGCCGAATACCTTACACCGGCTCAGCTGGTGGATAGGTGGGCAGATACACCCCTTGCTATTTCGTATGTCACGCTGGCGCGGCGGCGTGCTGCGGGCAAGGGGCCTCAGGCCTGCTATGCGGGCCACAACGACCGCGTCTACTACCACCTCGATGCCATCGTGGCATACGAATCTGCAACCAAACCACATGCCAAGCCTCAACGCATCACTGTTCAAGAACGATCGGAAGGAAAAGGAGCAACAGCCTGACTTTACAGGCCCAGGCAGTGTCTCCAAGGAGGATTTTATGTCTATCGCTGATGCAATTACAGCTGGCAGATTCAACTCTGACGACAACGGCAACATAAAGATCCGTGTCGCAGGCTGGAAAAAAGCCGCAATGTCTGGCGTCAGCTATATCAGCCTGGCTATCAGCGTAGACGACTACAATCTGCAGTCAGCGCCTGCTCCTTTTGCGATCAAGGAAGCTGAGGATCTGTTCTAATGACAGCTGCCGTCAAAGGCGACAGAGGCTGGGACAAGCAATTCCAGGCCAAAATCTCGGACCTGCACAAGGACTTTTGGGATCACTGGAAAGAAGTCGATTACGACACCGTGCTGCACACTACCGCAACGATAGTCGACATGTTGCCTAAACTTATCGAACTCTCGCATACGCGAGGTAAGCAGGGGTACAAGAAAAGATGAATCGTGATCTGATTCTGGACTGCCAATTCGGTAGCACAGGCAAGGGGCTATTTGCTAGTCACTTGGCCGCGAGGAAAAGCCCAGACACTATTGCGTATGCGCCGTCACCCAACGCCGGTCACACGTTCTACTACTCTGGCAAAAAGTACATCCACAAGATGTTGCCCAGCGGGATCAGCAGTTCCGGACTCAAGACAATCGTCTTGGGACCCGGTTCCCTGCTGGACCTAGACAGGCTCTACGACGAGATCAACAATCTGCCATTCAAAGTGGCCGTTCTCGTCCACAGGAATGCGGCTTGCGTGCTTGACCGCCACAGAGCAGCTGAGGCGAAAGGAGGCACCGCTCCTGGCTCTACGAGACAGGGCGTCGGGGCTGCCCAGGCCGAGCGTATCCTGCGCCAGCCCATGCACAACAATCTTGCGGGTGAGAATCAAGACCACAGAGTCTTTGACCATGTCAGCATCATTGACACGCCCACTATGCAGCGGGTCTACTTTGACTCCCATCAGCTGCTGATCGAGAGCTGCCAGGGCTACAGCTTGTCTGTCCTGCACGGCTTCTATCCGCACGTCACATCACGAGACGTGACAACGGCTTCGATTCTCGCCGATACCGGCGTGCCCTATAGCCATCAGATGGTAGTGTATGGCACGTTTAGGACTTACCCGATCCGCGTAGCCAACCGCCCAGAATCTGGAGAATACAGCGGGCCTGGTTTTATCGATTCGCAGGAAACCTCTTTTGAAGCTATTGGCCAACCAACCGAGTTGACTACAGTCACTAAGCTTCCGAGGCGCATCTTTACCTGGAGTCAGCAGCAGGCTATAGAAGCTTGCAACCAGAACCGTGTAGATGTCGCCTTTCTCAATTTCGCTCAGTACCCCCCTTCCTTCGATGAATTGGTCCATATTTGGGAATCTCTCGGCGAAAGCACTCAAGTGGGCTTTTTGGGATTCGGACCCAAGAGTGAAGATGTCCTCCGCGTCGGAGCCCCTTCCATTAGTCGTGACCAAGCATACGCTGCCTGGAAGCGATATCGCACAGCTGCAAGATGAAATCGCCGAGTGGGCTAACTTCACAATTCCCGACCGCACGGCCTACTCGACTGTTGCCAAGCTACTAGAAGAAATTGGAGAGCTTATCGCGTCTGAACGCATGAGTGATCCTCAAGAACTGGCCGATGTCGCCATATTGGTGCTCGATCTGTTCTACCTTCAAGAGGTAGACATGGTAGATGCAGTGCGTTCCAAAATGATGGTGAACGTACGGAGGAATTGGAGAATCGCTGACAACGGGAGCGCCAAACATGTCTGAACCAATGGATTTTGCACCACCTGCCACCAAGAAACACACCGGCCCACTGAATGGAGCTGCAGACTACCTCAAGGCTCAGTACATCAACCGTTGGGGTATCGTGTGCACCGCCAAACAGCAATCAATTGCAGAACATTCCTACAACGTCTGGGTACTTGTATCCCATTGGGGGCCGGAAGTGCTCAATCTGCACGAGTTGCAATGTGCCCAGGAGTATGCCCTAACGCATGATCTGGCAGAGATCCGCACAGGCGACTGCCCAACACCATTCAAAGACCCAATGGTCAAACAGGCCTTAGGCGAGCTGGAGATGGAAATCTGCCCGCAGATCCCTGTGACTCCTAAGATCAAACAGTTGGTGAAGTACTGTGACACTGCGGAATCAGTGCTGTTCCTTAAACTGTACGGGTTGGGCAAACATGCTGACGACGTCCGCGAGTTGCTTGCCGTGCAGATGTGGGCTCGGCTAAAAGACAGCCTGTTTTCCACAAACCAACGTCAGAAGCTACATGACCTTTTTAATGAGACCTTCCATGACATTTGACCAGATGCAGCAGGCAACAGCGATGCATTCTAGGGGACATAGTGCGCTGTCAATCGCCAGATGCTTAACCGGTGTCAGCTACCGCGAAATTGAGCAGCACTTTGACTTTCCAAAGCATCCTGAGCATTTTGGATTCACCCAAGGTTTTGCCAAATGGTTGATGGAAGACTGCAAGTACACTTGGCGCCCTAACAATCAGAACGCTCCAGACGCTCCATGGTCACGCGTACCCGGACTGGCTGAATATGAACAAGGCTGATTTTCAGAGAGTGTTGCACGAGACCAGCGACACCCTCCAAGTGCTGACAGATTCCAAAGGTCGGGAATACGCCAACAGCTGTGACCAGCTAGCCAACTTTAAACGGTTGTCGGCCCAGCTGGGGCTCACTAAAGAGCA